AACTGCTTCTGATGAAGTATTCTTTGAAAATAGAATTCTTACAGATTATATTAAGTCAGATAGTAATAGAGCTATATCAATTGATAGTGTTTCTGATCAATTTAATGATCTTCCAAGACCAACAGCATATTCAGATATTGCTGACTTTGATACTACTGAAGTCAGAAGTGTCAAATATTATGCTCTTATTTTTGATAAAAGATATCCTGGCGAAAAAGAAATTATACAAATTAACGTGATTCATGATGGTAATCTTGGATATATCATGCCTTTTGGTAGAGTAGAAACTCAAATTGACCTTGGAACATTTGATTTGAATATTCAAGGTACTGCTGCTAATTTGAGATTTTTACCATCTAAGTATAAAGTTAATAATTATGCTTTAAGAGTATTCTCAGTACAAGAATTTATTGATACAGATGCTACTGGTATTGGTTCTACTACTCTTGGTACTGGATATAGTATTGTTTCTACTGCTGCAGGTATAGGATCTACTGGTGACCAACCAACTCATGTTGTTGGTTTAGGAACTGCTGGTGACACAACAACTGCAAAACTTCTCATTCAAACTGATGAATTAGATGGAAAATTAACAGGAAAACAGAGAAGTCAACTTAATGAACTTGTTGTTATGCAACATGGTTCTGAAGTGTATATGATTGATTATGCTCAGATGATCAATGATGATATAGATGAGACTAATTCTCCTAGTGTAGGACTTGGTACATTTGGAGCTGATGTAAGATCTGGTATTGCAAGTGTATACTTTACTCCTGTTGCTGGAGTTGGTGTAACGATGAGAATTCATCAAACTGCAATTGATTCAACTGCAACTGGTATTGGAAGTACTCAAGTTTCTCTATCTCAGATATTAACCACAACAACAGATATTGCTGCAACTGCAAATCCTCAACCAACACGTATTAGTGGTTTTGGTTCTAATAGTTATCAGGCAGCAGATTGTTTAATAGAAATTAATGATACAACTAATAATAAGAGAGCTGTTACTCAGGTAACAATGATACATGATGGAACTACCCCATATTATTCAGAATTTGGTTATTTTGATAATGATGTTTCTACTGGTAGTGGCACAGGTATTGGAACAGTTGGAGTTGGATATTCAACAGTTTCTGGTGGTGATTTAGAACTTAGACTTACTCCTCCTACAAATACAGCAATTACTACTAAGGTATTCCAATATAACCTTACAGAAACTGGAGGTGGTGTTGCTGGTATAACAACATTCTCTAATAGTAGAATTAAAGCTACAGAGGCATCTTATACAGGAACAGAAAATGATATTAAATTCTCCTTTGATCTAAAACATACAGGATCTCCTGTATTCCATAAAGTATTTGATTCTTCTGACCCTGCTGTAGTTGATCTTACAGCTAATACCTTTGTAGTTGATAATCACTTCTTTACTACTGGTGAGAAGATTACTTACACACCAACTGGTGCTGGTACAACAATGAGTATCGGTATTGCTGCTACAACTGTTGTAGGATTTGGAAATACTAATAAACTTCCATCAACACTTTATGCAGTTAAGATTGCTGAGAATAAGTTTAGAGTTGCTGGTACTGCAACTGAGGCACTTAAAGATGTTCCAACAGTATTGGATATAAACGCAGTTGGTGTTGGAAGTACACATGCATTTACATCACATGATTTGAATTCTAAGATGCTTGTGACTCTTGATAATAATATTCAAAGTCCTGTTATTCAATCTCCAATCAATACTAAGTTATCTTTCGATGTCTCAACAACTACTGATTTCATAACTCTGGTGGGTATATCTTCCTTCTACTCTGGTGATGTCATTAAAGTTGGCACTGAGTTTATGAAGGTTGATACTGTTGGTATTGGATCTACAAATCAAATCCTTGTGAAGAGAGGTCAACTTAATTCAGATATTGTTAATCATAGTGCAAATGATGTAGTAACTAAGTATCTTGGTAATTATCAGATAGTTAAAGATTCTATTAACTTTACCGATGCTCCTAAAGGTGCTAAAGGCCCTGTAGGATTAACAACGACATCAACATTCGCTGCTAGAGCATTTATTAGAAAAGGTAAACCTTTAGGAGATATTGATACTTATGCAAATAATCATGTATTTGATACTTTTGAAAATCAATTTACTGGTATATCAACATCATTTATCTTTAAATCTGAAGGACAAAATATAACAGGATTTGCAACTAATACTGGTATTGTTCTTTTAAATGAAATATTCCAGAATCCCAATATAGATTATAATATTACAGAAACTGCTGGTATTACATCAGTAAGTTTTACTGGTGCAGGTGTATCTGTTAATTATGATGTTAACGTATCATCTATTCCTAGAGGTGGTGTTATTGTTTCTGTTGGTGAGACAAGTTCATTTGGATATCAACCATTAGTTGCTGCAGGTGGTACTGCAATTGTCTCTGCTGCAGGAACAGTTGAATCTGTATCTATTGGAAATAGTGGTTCTGGATATAGAGTAGGACTTCAAACAAATATTACTGTTAATGCTATTGGAAGTTCAGGTATTATAGAGATTGGTACTGCTAATGTTGATGCAGGTATAGTAACCTCAGTTACCATTACTAATGGTGGCGGTTCTGGATTTAGTTCTGCAACTCCACCAAGACTTGATTTTGAACCTCCACTTAATTATGAAAATATTAAACTAACTGGTAGTACTTCTGGTATTGGTGCATCTATTTCAGTCAGAGTTGGACAAGGATCAAGTGTTATTGATTGGGAAATTACAAATTATGGATATAACTATAATGTTGATGATGTATTAACCGTAGAAACTAATGGTGTAGCTGGTATTCCAACTGATGCATCAGCTGGTGCTTCATTTAAGACTTTCCAATTAACTGTTAAGAAAGTGTTTGGTGATAGTTTCTCTGGATGGACATTTGGAGAACTTGAGAGATTAAACTCATTCGAAAATTTATTTGACGGTGTTAGAAAGTCATTCCCATTAACTAAGACTGTTGGTGCTGCTGAAACACCTCTAACACTCAGAGCTGGAAAAGGATCTCCAATTAAAGTTGAAGATAATACATTAATATTCCTGAATGATATTCTTCAGGTTCCATTTGAAAGTTATACTTTTGCTGGCGGTTCTCAGGTTACATTCTCTGAAGCTCCTAAAGAGGGAGATAAAGTAAGAATTTACTTCTATAGAGGTTCCGAAAATGATGTTGTGGAGGTTGATATTCTTGAAACTATTAAGCCAGGTGATAAGTTAATTCTTAATCAGTTCCCAGAAAGAGGACTTTATGGTGAACATCAACAATTACCTAGAACAGTTACTGGTATTACTACTGCTGATGCTGTAGATACTAATACTTACATTGATATTGGTATTTCTACAAGTAGAACTGTAGTAAGACCTGTAACTTGGAAAAAACAAATATCTGATGTAGTTATTGATAATATTGATATTGGAAAAGATAGACCAGAATTAGAAGCTGGTATTAGACCTACTGCTTACATTATTAGTAATGTTTCTTCTGCTTCCACTGAATTCTTTACTGATATTGCTTCACCATTATTTGATGAGACTGATGATATTGTAGAGGCAAAACAAAAAGTCCTTATTGTTGATCCAACAACAATAACTGGTGCTGCAGCAACAGCAGTTGTTTCTGGTCTTGGAACTATATCAAGTGTTGTTATTTCTGATGGTGGTTCTGGATATACATCTAGACCTATGGTATCGATAGGTGTTACTGCTGGTATAGGTACTGTACATGCAGGTATAGGTACTACAGAGGCGACTAATGCATATGCTTATGCAACTGTTTCTGGTCTTGGAACAATATCTGCTGTTACTATTGAAGCTCCTGGCGCTGGTTATACAAATACTTCTCCTCCAAGTGTTCTTATTGCACCACAATCAAAAAATGATGAAACAATATCAGATATTAAATATGATGGAGACTTTGGTATTATTACTGGTATAGGTACTACATCTGTTGTTGGTATTGCAACAACTGGATTAACATTTGATTTGTATATTCCTAAAGAATCAATTTTAAGAGATACTTCAGTTGTATCTGCTGCAGCTACTGTTAGTGGAATTCAAACTGGATATTACTTTATTGCATATAATACTAATGTTGGAAATGGTATTACTGCTTATTCAGATGCCACTGGAATAACAACTGTTGGTATTGGTACTTCCTTTATAGATAATATATACAGAGTACAAAGTGTAGAAACAGTATTTGCATCTGCACAGGATCCACATGGAGTTGGTCATACTACTCTAAGGAGAGTAACTGTAAGTGTAAGTTCTACTGAAGGTGTTGGCATTGGTTCTAGTTCTTACTTTGGTGAGTACTCTTGGGGCCGTGTATATGACTTCGTTAAAGAAGGTACTTCGTCATTCAATGTTATAAAAAATGATGGAATAACTGGTATCATAACTGGTCCAGTGGTCATCAGAAGTAGGGATTTAAAAGAGTCCTACTAACTTAATATAAATAAAAACAAAAAGTCGGTAAAAATGTCAGCCATTATAACTGATCAGCTTCGTATATTAAACTGTGAAAACTTTACGGCAGGGGTAGCTTCTACTAGCAATAGTTATTATGCATGGATAGGACTTCCCAATGCTTCTGATTTCCAGTCTGACTGGGATTCAAATCCTCCTGCGCCTAAGGACGCATTTAGTGAGGAGAATGATTATTGGGATACAATGATCGCATTGAAGAAAATAAACGCAGCTGATATTTCCAGAGTTGTTAGAAAAATAGATTGGACTTCTGGTACAACATATGAAATGTATCGAGATGATTATTCTCGATCAAATATTTCACCTCAAACAAGTTCTACGACCTTGTATGATGCGAATTACTATGTAATGAATCAAGATTACAGGGTTTATATTTGTTTGCAGAATGGAACAAACCCTGAAAATACTGAAGGTAGACCTTCTCTTGATGAACCACTCTTTACCGATTTAGAACCAAGATCTGCTGGTGCTTCTGGTGATGGTTATATTTGGAAGTATCTATTCACTATTAACCCAAATCAACTTATAAAGTTTGATTCTACAAGCTTCATTCCTTTACCTGCTGATTGGAAAACAAGTAGTGATGTTGCTGCTGTAAGAAATAATGCTACTACTAGTGGACAACTTAAGATTGTTACTATAACTGGTCGTGGTGTTGGTTATGGTACTGCTGCTACTTATAACAATGTTCCAATTTTAGGTGATGGTCAGGGAGGAAAATGTTCTGTTGTTGTTAATGCTGCTGGTAAAATAGATTCTGTTGAAGTTACTAGTGGGGGTTCTGAATATACATTTGCAAACGTTGGTTTAGGAAATGTAGGTCTCAATAACCCTGCAGGATCTTTAGATGCTTCATTTAGTGTCATAATTCCCCCAGAAGGAGGACATGGAGCTGATATTTACAAAGAATTGGGTGGAAATAGATCTCTAATCTATTCTAGAATTGAAAATGATACAACAAACCCAGATTTTATTACTGGTAATCAATTTGCTAGAGTTGGATTAGTTAAAGATCCTTATGCTTATGGATCAACTAATAAACTTACATTATCAAAAGCTAGTGCTTTATATGCAATAAAACTTACTGGTGCTGGTGCTACCACTACTTCATTTACAACAGACTCTGAAATAACTCAAAGAATCGGAGTTGGTTCTACTGCTGTTGGTAGAGTTGTCAATTGGGATTCTACAACTGGGGTTCTTAAATATTGGCAAGATAGAAGACTTGCTATTTCTACTGATGGAAATCCACCTACCTATGGTTATGAGTTATTTAAATTCTCTGCAGATCCTACTACTGGTGCTGGAACAACAGTATTTGGTGGATCTAATAATTTAAATATAGATACTAATTTTGGTACTGCATTGGCGCCAGGTCTTTCTACATCAATAAATAGTAGGACTTACAACTTAGGGATGAGTTTCGTTAAAGGTGTTGCAAATCCAGAAGTTGAAAAATACAGTGGTGATATAATCTACGTAGATAATAGGGCATCCGTTACTCGTAGTTCACAACAAAAAG